TGAAATCAACTAGCACAAGCGCAAGCCCCGCAATTGATAAAGTCGTATTTAATTACGATGGTAATGTGATCAATCGAGATGAAACAGACCAGTACATAATTGAAATGCCAGCCACTAACACGATTAAAGTCACTGCGCCATCATCAGGAACTTCACGCAACGCTCGTATCTACGTGAGCAAATAGGAGTAGAATATGAATCACACTAAAGAAGAACTAGAAGCGGCTAAGTCAAAGCATGAAGACAGTAAACTCTCAAGAGATGACACCGCTGTTTTGCTTCAACATCTTGTCGATAAAGAGGTGCTAGTAAAATCTGAGTTGCCAAGTAGATTAAGCCGTAAGTTAAAGTAAGGTGTATTAAATGAGTATAGATCAAGTTAGCGCGTCCATAGGTGAACTAAAGGCAGAAGCAGCTTCCTCTAAGAATCAACGTGCTGCCCTGTTTCTTCAGGTAGCGGACATTAAAACAATGGTTGCTGATCTAACTGTTGTGATTCAAACAAATATAACTAAGGATGATATAAAAATCGAAGAAATTGAAAAGGACGTTAAGTCACATGGGTCCTCCATTGGAGAACTTAAGAAGTTTAAACAACGTATGCTCATTGGTATCGCCGCTATTGGTGGTACTGGTGGTATAGTCGGAGCCTTGACTACTGGTTTAGCAAATAAACTAGGGCTAGGTTAATCAACTCATATATATATAAAGGAACATAATATGCCAATTACAATCGTACCAAAAAAGAAACCAAAGAAGACCCTTGCGAAAAAGAAAAGCCGAAAAGTTAAAGGCTACTAATATCATAAGGTTAATCAACTCATATACAAAGGAACATAATATGCCAATTAAAATACACGTACCAAAATATAAAATTAATTCAAAAACCTCTACTGCCACACTAAAGAAGAAACCTAAGAAGAAAGTAAGTCGGAAAGTTAAAGGCAACTAATATCATAAGGTAAAAAGTATGGCTGAGTTTGGAAAGAGAAGCGAAGAGTGTTTAGAGTCTTGTGATGAACGTATACAGCTGGTACTTAGGGAAGCGATAACGCATTATGACTTTGCAGTTATCAAAGGACATAGAGGGGAAGATGAGCAGAATGAGGCATTTAGAAATGGCAATAGTCAGCTTAAGTTCCCCTCTAGTAAACATAATAAACACCCTTCTCAGGCGGTGGACATAGTACCTTACCCTGTAGATTGGGATAACCAAGCTAGGTTTAAAACACTTGCTCAGGTAATCAAAGGATCAGCTGAGAAAGTAGGAGTAGAAGACTTACATTGGGGCTATGACTTATGGCAGTGGGACGCACCACATTGGCAACTAGGGAAATAACATGGCAAAAGATAAAATACATTTCTTACCGAGCGGAGTCCCATATACAGGACTTACTCATAAAACAAATGGTAAGCTAATGTCAGGGGCAAAGCATACAAAGACTAGCAAGATGCTTTCTCACACTAAACCTAAGAAGAAAAAAGTAAGGAAAGTATAATGATTGGGGCAATCATACAAGGTGTCTTAGGCGTCGGAAAGACATACCTTAAGAACAAAGGTGAGGTTGCTCAAGCTAAACATATTCGTAAGCTTACAGCTATCGAAGGAGATCAGGCTTGGGAGATAGAGCAGGCTAAGAACCAAGCAGGTAGCTGGAAAGATGAGTTTGCTCTAGTAGTAATCATCTCTCCATTCATAGCTATGTTCGTAGCCTCCATCACTGGTAATATAGAGATGGTCAATAGAATAGGGGATGCTTTTGTAATCCTTAAGACTGACGTACCGGGAGAATACTGGTATTTACTTGGTGTAGCATTTGCATCTACATTCGCAATCAAAGGTGTTCCGTCTATGCTTAATAAAATTAGAGGTAAATAATGTCATACAGAACTATAGTAAATAAAGTCTTACGTAGACTTCGGGAATCATCAGTATCAGCTGATTGGATTGGTGATCTTGCCGCTAATTCTGAAGTAGATGACTATGCTCAATTGATTGGTGACTTCGTTAATGAATCTAAACTTAGTGTTGAAGATGCATGGAAGTGGACCACGTTAAGATCAGTGGTAACTATAACTACTTCAGCAGCCACTAATGCCTATACAATCACAGGAGCTACAGACCGTAGTAAGGTTCTACAGGTGATTGACAATACAAACAACTTCACCCTACAGCTAATGTCAGATGAACAGTTCTATGACTACAAGTTCATTGGTAATCAAACGGACAGTAACCCTATTGCCTACCGTATCAATGGGACAACGATGGACTTCTACCCACAACCTAGTGGCACATTCGACATTAAAGTACACATTGTAATACCTCAGTCAGACCTTACAGAAGCCGCTACAGAGCTAACCGTACCTGAGCTACCAGTAGTCCTAGGGGCATATGCTCTAGCACTTACTGAACGTGGTGAAGATGGTGGCGCTGGTGTGGGTGTAGTAGCCGCTAGATTCGATAGTACATTATCTGATGCAATAACTCAAGATGAGTCACGTACAGTGAATGAAACGGTATGGTATGCCAGTTAAGCCGCTACGTCCCACACGATTAGACGGGTTAGGTTCTAAGGGACTTAACACTCAGGCCAGTAGTTCTACTCTAGGACCAGAGTGGCTAACTGAGGCATCTAATGTAGTCTTTGACTTTCAGGGACGAATAGGTCCACGACATGGTATTAAGGCTGTATCTAAAACAGTAGCTGCACCTATTAAGTCTATTGGTGAATACATTAAATCAGATCGTACAACTGCTTACTACGTAGGCTCAGGCTCCGCTATATACTTACGTAATACCGCAACTGTACCTGAGACCCTCACAGCGCAGACCTTTGCATCTTCACCACAGACCATTAGTAATTCTAATTGGCAGTGGATAAACTTTAATACAGAGTTCTGGGGCATACAGGCTGGACATTCTCCTATTAACTTAACGGGGACTACGTGGACTGATGTAATTGACTTAAGTACATATGTAGCCTCTACCGGAGTAACCACGTTTGATCCTAACTGTGCATTAGGGGACTTTGGACGTATGTGGTACGGTGGTGTCACTGAAGATTCTGGTACTCTATACTACTCAGATAACCTCATTGGTGAGAAGTTAAATGGTGGTGCGGCAGGGGTAATTGATTTACATACTGTATGGGGACAGGATGAGATTGTTGGATTAGCTTCCTTAATGGATAAGATTATTATCTTTGGTAAGAACAATATAGCTATCTACTCAGGTGCATCAAACCCTTCAGCTATGGTCCTTGAGGAATTAATCAAGGGTGTAGGGTTAGCGGGAAGAGACAATATAGTCTACATGGGTGCAGACTTGCTATTCCTTAGCTACGAAGGTCTACAGTCCCTATCTCGTATCACACAGACAGACGGTAAAGCTCCTCTGACTGACATGAGTATTGCTGTACGTAATACTTTAGCGTTCTACCTATCTACAGCGGACTTAACTACCATCAAGACAGTGTATCATAAGAAAGAAGGTCTTGTGATTACCTTTGTTCCCGACAGTAAGCTGGCCTATGTATTCGACTTCTCATCTGGACAGCTACCTAAAGTGACTACGTGGAACTTTGCTACTGCTCCTTTATGTGGCGTAAGCACTATAGGTGGTGAGTTAGTTGTTGGTTCAGCTACGTATGTCGCTAAACTTGAGGGTTTTGCTGAGGTAGATATTACAGACACTACATCAACTAACGCTAATCAGACTGCCTGTGAAGCTGTAAATGGAGTCTGGGATGGATCAAAATGTTGGTCTAGTTCAAACAGGTTATATAACTACACATGGTCTACGGCTTGGTTAGACTTAGGTGAACCAGCTGTCACTAAGATACTTAGGACTGCTTACTTCTCCTACACTGGAGGTAGAGGGTCAGCTACGTCCTTAAGTCTTTATGTAGATCACGATTCAGTTAATCCATTAACTAAAAACTTTAACTTAGCTCCAGCTGAGGACTACGCAACTTATGGAGCCGCAGATTCATTCTACGGTGTATCTAAGTTTACTTCTAAAGTTGGACCTGTAGAGTACAAAATACCATTAGGACGTACAGGTAAAGTGATTAAGATGAAGATGGTTACTGAAGTAGTAGGCGATTATTCAAGTCTTGTGTCTATGACACTATTGACTAAACAAGGTAAGATAAGGTAAGGATATAACATGGATTGGTTAAAGAATTTAGGGAGTTCCGTTGGTGGTTTGTTCTCAGGGAGTCAAGCCGGGAATAACCTCTTTGGTTCTTTATTGGGAGGCGGTCTAAGCTACTTAGGCGCTCAGGAGACAGGGCAGTCGGCCCGTGAAGCTGCACAGATGCAGGCTAATGCTTTAACGCAGAATGCCAATGCAGCTATGGCTCAAGCACAACCGTGGTCCGTAGGGGGCTTAGGTGGTACTGCTCAGTTCGATGAGGGCAGTAGGTCCATTATGCAGAACCTATCACCACAGCTGAGTAACATATACCAAGGCGGTCTTGACCGTAGTGGTATCTTTGGTGGACAAGCGACAGCCTTAAGTGCTGATCCATTTGCCGCACAAGAGCAATTCTATAATCAACAGCAAGAGTTCTACCAGCCAGAAGAGGACCAGCTACGTACTGATCTAGAGACACGTCAGTTAGCTCAGGGACGCTTAGGTAGCACCGGAGGAGCTAGACAGTTTGGTCAACTTGAGCAGGCTATAGGCCAAGGACAGACACAACGTAGGAATGCTGCCTTTGGTCAAGCTCAGGGACTTATTGATAGTCTACTTGGGCGTGAGTCTGGTGACATTGGACAGTCTGTAGGGTTGCTTAATATACCTCAGGGAATGGCTTCTCAAGGGATGGGATTAGGTGCAAGCTTAGGTGATCAAGCGAGTGCGGGATTAGCTTCACGCGCATCTGGAGCGCAGTCACTTGGGCAGGCATTTGCACC